CCCTCGACCTCGAAGTTGTAGACGTCGGCCTCACCGTAGAACGACGAGTACTCACGGATCGGCAAGGCCCATAGGTCGCCGTAATCCTTGTAGATGTTCTTCGTCTTACCGATCTCGGAGTGAACGGCCTTTACACAGTAGCCGACGAACTGACCGGCCCACTGCTTTCCGATCGATACCACCCACTCGTAGGTCTCTTCGCGAGAGCGACCGGAGCCCGCCTTGTGGCGGAGAAGCTGGTAGGACGTGGGGATGCCGAGCCGGAAGAGGATCTCTCGAACCTGATGGGCCAGGTCTTCAGATGATGTACTGCACAGCAGATCTCCCCCGGCCGAGAAACCGTCGCCGTTGAAGTACGCCCCGAGAAGACTGAACTGAAGGAGGGGTTCCCAATAGAGAACTTCTTCTGCGAGCTTCTTGGTTTTCGAGTACCTCCCGCATAGTTGGACACAGGTCTCCGCGAGGCTCGGATCATAGATGCCGATCGCGAATGCCTCTTCGCAGTTCTCGCGTTGCCGCCAGACCGGCGCGTTCCGCGTACCCACAGCTTCGCAGAGACCAGCGATCTCATCGTTGACTGCATCAGACTTGTTGACCGTCAGCTCGATACCGGCGTAGGCGCCCTTCTTGTCGAAGACAACGTGGCCTTCCGCCAAGTAGTACCCGAGGATCCGCGCCATCTTAGGAGTGATGCTGGTAGGAAGGGTCTTCGTGGCCTTCGGGCGGGCCAAGACCATGCCCTCCAGGTCCTTGGCGTACGTCCACCCAAACTCCGGCTTGTCCTTCTTCCAGACACGATGAGCATCTTTTGCCGCAGATGCCGCCCAAAAGGGATGCTCGACCGTGGCGACGAAGGCATCTTCGTTCGCCGGCTTGATCTCGAAGAGTTCGCCCTTGTACCGGCGGTGATGAAGCTCGGTGACCCGGCCAGTTCCGCCGGTATGCGTACGTACGCGATCACCAACTTCAATCTGTTCGATGGGCTTCTTCGTGCCATCCGCCAGCGAGATCATGGCTCCAGCACAGAAACAGCCCATAGATACGTCTACACGCTCGTGTGCAGCTATACGATCTAGGATGCTGCTGTGCCCCTTCTTCGCAGCCTCAGCGTTGAAGACGCGCTCGACAAGCTCTACGCGCTTCATCACTGGATTGATCGCGACGTAAACGACGTCACCAAAACCGAGCTGTTCTGGGTCTGTGTTTTTGTGGTGCGCGTAGACTGTGGCGCCGTAGTAGCTCGGGTAGCCGTAGGGCCAGGCGAGCCCCTGCATCTTGTCTACGTCGTAGGAACGGCCAAAGCCTTCTGGGGCGTGCAGGAGGCCGTTGAAATCAAGATGCTCGTTGTGGCCGTACCAGTCGCGGTTCGAGTTCGCGCCATAGAACTCGCTGTAGCCCATGGCGTTGACGAGCACGTAGGTGTAGCGGGGATCTGGCTCGAGCTTATCAATGAAGCTCTGGACCTCCGGCAATACCTGACTCGCGGTCTTGGTATGCTCTCCGGGGCGGATGATGGAGATCAGAGACTCGCCATCATGCTCCCCGGCAAAGTAGGCCCTCTTGATATGCATCTTAGCCGCCGCAAGCTGCGATCAGCCGCTGACCCGCCGTAGCTTTGCTCGCGCTCTTGCTCGCCTGTTTCGGTTTGTAGTACCCGATGAGTGCGTGCATGATCTCTTTGGCCTGGGTAGGGTTCCTAGCTACGGCCTGCTCGTAACGACCAGTCAGCTTGCCTGTGTCGTCGTGTATACGCTGCTTGAGCGAGTCCTCGAGCCCCTTGATGCGCTTCTCTTTCGTACCGAGCTCGCCATGTTCTTTCTCGAGAGTGTCGTAGCGCATGAAGCCGTGCTCGACCTGACGCGTTACGCCGGCGCCGATAGCACGACCCACGCTGCTCTCACCGCGCTGCGCCTGGGACAGGTGAGATCGAATCTGAGCCAGCTCTTTTACGCCCTCGAGCAAGGCGCGACCGGACTGGCCTTGGTCGAGACCGCCGGACTCCATGATGGTGTCGACCCAGGCGCCGGCCACCATAGGATCGCGAGCCATCATGGGGTTGACGTTGTGCAGGCTAGTGTAGATGCGCTTCACTAGCTTGGGATCACGTCCGCTCTTGAGCTGCGGGTGGATGTCGAGCATCTCTTTGAACGCCGTGCTCTGGGCCTTGGCTTCGCGGACCTTTTCGAGGTGGCCCATGCCGGCTGCGGCTGCAGCTCCCATACCCAGGGCTACGGTAGGCGCCCAGAACGCGGGGTCCTTGAGCAGCTTTCCGAACCCGCCGGTCTTAGTGTACTTAGGCATGATCTCTCCTCAGTATCCGTTGCCGTACGTCATCCGGTACTTCAGCTCACGAGCCTCGTTTCGGACCTTGCGACCGCCGAGGAGTGTTGCGCCACCTAGGGCGGCAACGCCTGCAGCTCGGCCTATGTTCTCGTGCGCACCGAGGCCCTTTGCAAGGCCAGCGCCGAGGTCAGCCGAGCTAACAGCTACGCCCTTCAATCCCTTGGCCAGACTCTCCCCGACTTGGAGGGCACCGGCGCGCTTGAGCAGCGTGATTGCGATCGCATCACTTCGGCGTGTCACATCAGCCTCCATGCTTCTTGAGCCATACGCTGACCTTGTTCAGCTCTGCCTCTACGGCCTTCAGTGCTGCAGCGTGGGCCGCGGCGCTAGAGGCGTGCTTGGTGAGATCAGTGAACAGCGACACGACCCTAGTCTCAGGGTTGAGCCGACGCCCAGCGACCTTCGTGTTCTCGGTGCGCATTGCACTGGCGAGCTTGGTGTAGATCGTCTTGGCGAGTTCAGGGTGTACCGCCGACCATGCCCAGAACAGCTCTTCCGGCGCTGCTCCGGCAGCCGATGCCGACTTCACGGCCTCGACAAGATCGTCGTACGCCTCGGCCACGCGGCCCTTTGAGGCCTCGACATTCTGAATCAGCTCATCGTGCGCGGCCGAGAGTTTCGACCTCAGGCTGTAGACCTCACCGAGTGCGCCGGTACGCGTGCGCTCGGCGACGAAGCCGAAGTCTTCGGCAGAGGAGTGCTTCGAGAAGCTAGGCGGCATGGAGTACTCGAGGGAGTCCATGACGACCTCTCTGGGCCGAGCGGCGTCGTTTAGGGTCTGCATCACTTCCACAGGGTCGGCGGGTCCGCCGTCGATATGAACAGATCGCGACGACCCAGAGATGGACGCGAACTTACGGTTGAACATCTCGATGTTCGCGAACTCCACGACGCGGCGAACCTGTTGGGAGTTTAGCTTGACGTGTCCGACGGTCTGAACGACGGCATCGGTCATGTTGAGTCCGGAGGTCTCAGAGACGTGCGCGGCCTGCTTCCCCAGGGCTTCTAGGCTAGTGGGGTCGACCGGCCGCCCGCGCAGCGGAATGTCATGGCTGGTCATGGTGTTCTCCACGGGATCTAGTTGTGAATGGTAGCCTACTTCTGCATTAGAGGGGAATCCTATGGGCGATCTATACGCACATCAAGCAGAAATCGCAGATCTGTCACGGCGGCTCAGTGTCATCGAATCGCTGTTCCTGGGCCACGAATCACAGCCCGTCTCGCATCGACACCTAGTCAGCCTGTACTGGGATGCGTGCACAAAACTATCGATCGACGAGACTAGCGCTCGGCACTGGGACAGGCAGCTTTCTCGTATCTGCGTCCAGGGACTGCTTGTCCTAGCCCGTGCGGTTCGTGATCCCACACCGTGGCATCCGCTGGTCGTCGTAGCCGACCGTTTTGTAGAAGACGGGTTTGATCTAGAATCTACGAGGCAGCAGCTACTCCAGGCCGCACAGGAGCTGCTCAATCTCCAAGGACTGAGAAAGATCGCACCGAGAGATATCATGGGCAACCCCCTGCGCGTGAAGGCCGCGCTTTCAGCTATCAGTAGTAGAGGGCTGCACGGCGCCAAAAGAACGAAGACCAACGATCGAACCTAAAGGTACTATGGCAAAAGACAAGAAGTATGGGGCCAGCAGCATTCGTAAGTTGAAGGGGCTCGAGGCTGTCCGTGAACGTCCCGGGATGTTCCTAGGGGACCCCACCAACGGGGATGCCCTACATCACCTGATCAAGGAGGTGGTCGACAACTCGGTAGACGAGCACCTCGGCGGCCATTGTGACCAGATCACGGTGTTTCTGTACGGGGACGGGGTGTGCTCGGTCAGCGACAACGGGAGAGGCATTCCGGTCGAGCTGCATGACGAGGGCGTCTCCGCGCTTCAGCTCGTGCTCTGCGATCTCCATGCCGGTGGAAAGTTCGATGCCGAGAGCTACGAGAAGTCGGCGGGTCTGCATGGTGTTGGTGTCTCGGCTGTGAACGCTGTGAGCGAGTGGATGGAGGCTACGATCTATCGCGATGGTGGCATCCACAGTTTCCGCTGCGAGCGTGGCAACCCCGTGGGGGCTGTGAAGAAGACAGGCAAGACTGCCGACCACGGCACCACCATTCGGTGGAAGCGTGATCTTCAGATCTTCAAGGACGTCATCGAGTATGATCGCAAACAAGTCTCAGACCGGCTTAGGGAGCTGGCTTTCCTCAACCCTGGGTTGAAGATCACCTTCGCTGATGAGCGTGGAAAGAAAGTAGTGGAGGAGGAGTTCCTTTACGTCGGCGGGATCAAGGACTACCTCGAAGAAGTCGTAGGCAAAAAGAAGACGCTGATCCCCGTCATGTACTTCACCGACAACTCGAACTGCGACATGGCGTTCTGCTGGACTGAGAGCGCCGAGGAAGATGTTCGCTGCTACGCCAACAACACCTCGAACAAGGACGGCGGCACCCATCTCACCGGGTTCCGCAACGGCATAACGAGACTCGTCACAGCGTACGCAAAGGAGCACAACCTGCTCAAGGACCTTCCCGATGATGGTCTCACTGGCGGCGACATCCGGGAAGGCATTGTCGCGATCGTGAACCTCCGTATCGCTGGGGTGGCGTTCAGCAGCCAGACCAAGGACAAGCTCGTCACCCCTAGGGCGCGCACTGTCGTAGAGGAGCTGTTCACAGATCAGGTCGCGTTCTGGTTCAGCCAGAACCCTGGCCTGGCCAAGAGGGTAGCGGAAAAGGCAGTCATCAACGCTAAGGCCCGCGAAGCCGCCAGGAAGGCTAGAGAGGGCGTACAGCGCAAGGAATGGCTCGACCCGATGTCGCTACCGGGCAAGCTCGCGGACTGCCAGTGGAAGCGCCCCGCGGACTGCGAGCTGTTCATCGTGGAAGGTGACAGCGCTGGAGGTTCGGCTAAGGGAGGTAGAGATCGACATTTCCAAGCCATCTTGCCTCTGCGCGGCAAGGTCTTGAATGTCGAGAACGAGGGTGCTGAGGGCATCCTAGAGAACAAAGAGATCGGCACGCTCATCACTGCGCTTGGCTGCGGTATCGAGCAGGCCAGCAGCTTCAACCTCAGCAAGCTGCGCTACCACAAGGTGATCATACTCACCGACGCTGATGTCGATGGCGCCCACATCCGAACGCTGCTGCTGACGGTGTTCTACCGCTGCATGCCGCAGCTGATCTATGCAGGCTACCTCTACATCGCGCTGCCACCCCTGTACGGCGTGCATGTCACGGGGCGTAAAGGCCAGCGCTTCCTACTCGACGACGCCGCGCTGCAGCAGTTCAAGGACGGCTTGAGCGTAGAGCAGCGCAAGACGATGAAGACCCAGCGCTACAAGGGCCTCGGCGAGATGAACTCCGGCGATCTCTGGCATACCACTATGGACCCGAACCAGAGAATCCTGAAGCAAGTTCGGATCGATGATGCCGTAGCTGCGGAGAAGTACTTCGAGCTGCTCATGGGTGACGATGTCGCGAGCCGTAGGGAGTGGATCAACGATAACGCTACGTATGCAGGTACCCTCGACATCTAGTGTGAAAAACTGATCACAATCCACTATTAGTAGATGAAGAGAGAACCTGGTTCCTCAAGTCAACTCACGGAGACGAACATGAACGAAGAAAAAGTGATCGAGAAAGTCCAGACCATCATCGACCAGGGACGTACGGAGACGACGAAAGTCGTCGAAACCATGCTGAACAACTTCGCTGCAGCCGCGGCGAAGATCGAGGTCGTCGCAGGGGGGTTCGACCTCCCGGTGGCGGATGCGGTGGAGATGACCGGTGGGGTTCGTGCGGAGAGCAGCCTGCTCAACCGGCTGCGCGGGCGCCCAATGGCCCTGTCCGTCGGGTTCAAGAAGGCCGAGGCATTCAAGGCGCTGGCGAATGGGACGGCCACTGCCGAGGTGGTCGGGGCGGCGCACCTCGGGCTGTATGCGCTCGGCCTCGAAGAGGCATTCCGGCTCGGCATCGTGGAGACGAAGCCGTCCCCACTCAGCAAGCTGCAGATCGCCGCTCTGGCAATCGGCGGCGCGGTCGTAGTGGCCGGAGCCGTAGGGCTCACGGCCCGCGCGGTGCGCAACGCACGTGCGTCGCGAGACGAGCGTGCGCTGCGCGAGCTGATCAGCGGTGAAGCCATCACCGAGTGACACTGCGATGGATCTATAGCCCTGGGCGAAAGCTCAGGGCTTAGAGCCGTCGCTTTGCTCAGATGACGGCGTAGTCATCGCCGATCAGTGCTTCAATCTCTTCCATAGCTCTGTCTTCCCTGATACGTGCCGCGGCCTCTTCGCTCGAGGGCTCTTGGATCGGTGCAAAGATATCGGGACGCTTGACGTGAAACAGGCTCACGACCATGCAGTAAAGGATGGCGTGGAAGGTGTCGTCGGGGATGCTGCGGGGCTTATCGTATTTGATCATACGCAAGGTCTCGCTGTACTCAGCGTGGATGCTGAGGATGTCTTCGGCATACGGTACTTTGAACACGTCGTAGGCCGGAAGTCTGATCTTCCCGGTCTTGAGTGCTGAAAAGATGTCAGCCATGACTACGGTGCGGAAGATAATGGAGCGGTAGAGCGCGGCCTTGAACGTGATCTTCTTGGTCGACTTGGCAGCGTACTGGAACTGATGCACGCGCTTAGGGCCGTAGATCGAGGTGAGCTTCTTGTTTTGCACAAAGCCCATACCGTAGTCGGACCCGATGAGCTTGATGCTGAACTTATTGATCAGCCTCAAGATTTCTCTCATCTGAGGTTCCGGGTCGGTGAGCACGCCATCGAAGCGCTTCGTGAACACAATCTGGAAGCTGCTGTCGTTTCTAACGTACCCGCCAATCGTGATCACCGAGTAGGCGTTGGCGCCGGTTCCCCAGTCGAGTCCGGCATAGAGGTTATGCGTCTTGCCCAGCACTGCGACCTGGTCTTCATCCATCAGGTAGGTGTTGGTCTCGTCGCAAGCCCTAGCCACTTCCATTCTAGTGATCGGCTTAGTACCGCTGTCGTAGCTCAGTGCCATGACCTCATTCATGAACTGTGCTGTGGGGTACGTCTCCATGGTGTGGAGGATCGAGTTCCATGCCTTGTACGGGTTCTTGTCGCTGAAGTCAGGCTTGAAGTACCACGGCACCATGAGGCGGCAGATGCGGTAGCCCTCTACGGTGGCACCGGGGTTCATGGCCACCCACCGAGATAGTGGGTGCTCTGGGTTCAGTCCGTTGCCGCAGCGTTCACAGATCGGACCTACCTTGCCGATGTTCTTCGGTCCCAGCACCACCCAGTGAATCGGAATGTGATGCTCGCAGGGCACCACCCACTCCGACATCGTGGACTGCTTGGACCAGATGTTCTCGATCGAGTTATCGAAGCTCTTCGGCGTGCCGCTGTAGACGTGCAGTGCGTTTCGAAATCTCGATGCCGACTCCCTGATAACAGGAAGGACGTCCTTGAGTAGGTCCTGTACCTCGTCATAGAAGATCGAGGAGACCGAGATGCCGCGGATGCGGTCAGCGTTGAGGAAGGCGTACCGAAGATAGATCTTCGACTGCGTCAGGAACTCCTTCTCGAGGATGTTCCAGGTCAAGCTCTTGTGCGTAAGCGCTTTGACCATCGGGCTGATCTCTACGATGTCATCGATACGCGCAGAGCTAAACACCTTGGTCTGACTAGCCGAGGGCGTCACGAACATGACGTTCTGGTACCAGTTCATCCCGCACAGGGCGATCAGCTTGTTCCCTAGCGTGGTCGACTTTTCGGTCTGGCGTGAGGTCATGAACAAGACCTCACGCGACTCGGTGTCGTAGGGGCGCAGAAGGTACTTACGCTCCGAGAACTCGATCGGAGCTACGCGGCCCTTCTCGCCGTCCTTCACGCGGACCATGTGCGTGGTCCACTCCGATGTCTTCATCGCGAGCTTCTTCACGCCTAGCTTCTTTTTCTTTGCCATAGCGCTGAATGGATCAGCGACATACAGTTCCTTCGAGCGGTCACCCTTCTCGAACGCGGAGTAGTCGATGTCACCGAAGATGGGCTTGGACGCCATGAGTGGTCTCTTTCTAACGTGGCTGGGTAGCTCTGTAGCCGGGAACCTCAGGGATAAGGAAGGATCAATGTGGTTCCGCTTTGCGGCGCCTCCCACTGATCACTTCCGTCTGGCCGCCCGTAACTACCTTTCCGAGTACAACCGTGCGCATGGCACGTCGTTTTCTGTAGCCTTCCCGAAGGCCTATCGCATGAGGCTCAAAGAGGGGCGTCGATCTCCTCGAAGAACCGATGGGCAAAGTAGAAGGGATCAGGGGAAGCCCCAACCCCCTTCGCGATGATGCAGAAGGACTGGTTCAGCTCCGTGAAGCTAGCCTTCAGGAACTTCACGTCGAACACCTTAGGCATCGCGCGCTCGAGGCGATCGTTCATCGCATACGCTGCTGCCCACGAACCTGGTGTCGTCGGAGGGTAGTAGGTCCAGTCCGTGTCGGGCGGATAGAAGTGAAAGATCATGGCGTTGTCATCGATACGGACACCGTATTCGACGTGGTAGTTCTGGGTCTGCTTCATCAGCCTCCCAGGGATGGCGTCGAGCAGGCCGGTCGCTGGGGACCAATCTGCGCTTTCGAATGCTTCGTTCATGTGATCACCTCGTCGGTTTCAGGGTCGATATCGTAGATGTCGGCGGTGCTATCAGGGATCTCAGTGTTCTCTGTCTCGTCGAAGAGCGGAACGAGCTCTCCGGCGGTGTCGATAACGGCCGAGAGTGCTGGCATATCCTTCACGCTAGCGAGCTTCGAGGCATCATAGAGGGTTTCGATCTTCTTGAACTCCTCGAGCAGGTCTGCGCTGCCACCACGATGCGTCTTCAGCTCTTCGTCGGCCTGCTTGACCAGGCTGAAGGCCAGCAGGGCTGCTTGTGTGCGTGCCAGGGCGGGCTTTGAGTCGAGCAGGACGTGCTCCATGAACAGGGCGAACCCGTGGTCTCGGAACGCGCTGTACTGCTCCACTGGGGTGAGAGACTCTGCGCTGCGATCTACCATAGCCAAGGTAAGGGCGGCTCCGGCGGCCGACCTAGGCGAGTTCAGCGCGGCCAGGTAGTCGTTGTTGTTACCCTCAGGAAGCCACCTTCCGATGATAACTTTCCAGTCGTTTGCGGACAGCGTCGAGGCATCCCAGAAGTAGTGCGAGTACGCCTTCACGACGCGCACATTCATGGTGGAGTCGTCGAAGCCGAAGCGGCTCTTGATACGTTGAGCTATCGAGGCTGGGCTCAGGGGCCCTAGCATCAGTGCCTCGATCATCCTACGGATGATGGGCTCGTTCAGTAGGTCGATCGCGGTATTGACGAAGCTATCCCTTCGCCACATCCCTGCGATCTCCCACTTGTCCAGGAACTGTATGGTGTTTCGGTTCAGGTTATCTGCGAGCGGGTCGAAGTCTGGTGGGAACACCATCTTCTTGCGCTCGCTGACTACGGATACGATGAACTTTGCGAGCTCGTGCTCTTTTTGCGGGAGTGGAAGCCTGAGATCAACGAGGTGGTTGATCACATCTGTAGTGCTCAGGCCTCTCTTACTGAACAGATAGTTGATGTAGTTCTTGGAAGGGTGTCTGATCACATTCCTCGTCCGTCCTCCCGAACGTCGCGTAGTGCGAGCGCCTTGAGCCCCTGGATGACCTCGTCGAGCGCGCGTGCTGCCCGTGCAGCTGCGAACTCTGGGATCTCGGTAAGCCCGAGACGGCTGCCGAGCACTAGCTCGCAGACCTTCGACAGGCACTTCTCCAGGTAGGGAATACTCGAGATGTACATGCGCACGTTCTCGGAGTTGATGAAGCCGAGGCTGAGAACAGCGTCGACTGTCATGGCGTCCGGAAGAACGGCTGCCTCTTTCACGAGGCTCTGCCGCAGCGCCCTTACCTCGTGGCTACGGGAAGACGCTAGCTTACGCGTCTGCTCGACCACATCGCTGGCCAGCCGCACGTCCTCTAGACCGCTCACCATCACGGTCTCCCCGGCCTGGGCCCGCGCGATCTTTTCGTAGGCCAGCTTTGCCGGCGTACCAGCAAGACAAAGAACGAACGCAGCCTCTTGCACACCAAGCCGCGGCGCCGTTACCGCAGCGAGCTTTGGCATGCCATGGAACCGCAGAACGACATCGTCGTAGTCACCACCGAATACGGTGATCGAACGGGTACCAGATGCCGTCTTCGACACCTGCTCCTCAGTGTCGATCAGAGGGACCATGGTCTCTTCGTTCAGGCTCAGGAACCTGGCCGAGCTCGGCATGTGGAACTCGTTCTTGAGCACGACGATCTTCGAGAGCCCAGGCACGAGCCGCACTCGAGACTCCTCACCGGTCAGGCTTCTCACCAGAAAGCTCTCACCGGAGTCGTTGCTTTCGCTGCCCAGCACCATGACTGGTACCGTGGCCTGTACACCGCCCTGCCCCGCGGCGTAGAAGACGCCGGTGCCCTTTGCCGGTGCTGAGGGTAGGTCGACGCCTGCAGCGACATGAGAGCCTACGATCTGGCCCTGCACCATAGCGCTGGCGCCGTTCGTGAAGACTGCCATCGGAACGAAGGTACCGTCGAGGTCGAGCAGGTTAGGGATGACCCAACCGACCTGCTCCTTGCCATGCACAGTCTTGACCTTGTAGATGCCAGGCTTGTCGATCACTGACCATGTCGACGAGCTGAGATCGATTTCTGTAACCTGGACCGCGGTGGGAGCCACCGTGACTGCACCATCGGTGTCCACCTTCGCTACGACATCGGTACCGGCGAACTTGATGGCCTCTGCGCGGCTCATGAGCGTGATGCTTGGATCACTGTAGGTCTTGCGGCTGGCCTGCTTGCGCCAGTACCCAGACTCTTCACTGAAACCGATCTGCACTACGTCAGCCGCTACGCTAGCCGTGGCGAGCTTCATCAGGTCCTTGATCCCAGCATCGCGCATCACCGTCTTGTCAGCCCCAGCAAGCACACGAAGTGCACCTACGAAGGCAGAGTCGGACGCAGCAGAACGAATGACCTCCGCTGCAGTCTTGCCTACGACATCAATGTCTTGGCCAAGAATGGTAGGCAGGATGGCGTTGAGCATGGTGTAAGCGGCGTCCGACGAGAACTTCATACCGGGGCCTGTGATCGTAGTCATACCATCACCACTGCCACCGCCGCCGATCCCCGAACCGAAGCCAGCACTTCCGCGGCCCGGAGGATGGAACTGGTTGTAGATCGATGTATCGCCCCAGTCCTCCGTCGTCATCTCGAAGGTCTCTGGCCGAAACAGCGCCTCCCTCAAGGTCTGGCCCTTGAGCGGGAGCATGCGGCCATTGCGCATCATGATGAGGTCAAGCGGACAGAGAACGTGGTTCTTCACGATCACTGGAATGAGTACCCGTCTGCTCGTAGGACCAGGGCGAGCAACAGCAAGCGAGCTGTCCGTCGTGTTCTCGATGATCACGACACCCATGCCGAAGCCCGACTCCTCGTCGATCTTCATCATCTCGACTCGAGGGGTGTAGTCGCTTGTCTCCGGGGTCGTCCGAAACAGCTCCGTCAAGATCTGACGCGGCCATGCCGTAGGATCCTCGTCGAGATGAGCCGACGCCGCCTTTTCCGTGGAAGCGGTCTTCTGGAACGTGAGTGCAGCCGTCGTGACGAAGAGATCCATGTTGGACATCGTAACACACCTTATTCGAGGAAGACCTTTGTCGACAGAATGCTCTGTAGCGCAATGATGGACGGAGGCGAGAGCGTCGCAGTACTAGTCGCAGGGTTCACGATCCAGATCGCCGATGCCAGGAACTGAACCAGCTCTGGGCCCTTCACAGCCTGCTTGATAGCAAGTCGGCTACCTAGCTTCACCTGGGCGCCACCAAGGACATTCGCCTGCGCCGCAATGGATTCGATCTTACCGTTAGCCGTCGTGACCTCGTCACCTGTGATGGTAACACTACGATTCCCACCCACTGTGAGCTCATCGTTTCCAGTGACGTGGATCTCACGGCCAGCCCCCACGATCTCAGCTTTGTCGCCGGAGGTGGTGATCACCATGCTGTAGACCTCGTTCTCTACGGTGCCATCATCCCGGCTGATGCCTTGGGGTGCGATGTGTACCTGCCAGGCTGCCTTATCGCTCCCACCAAGCGGTAGGTGCTGGATCCGCACCGTAGCCTTAGCATCCTGAGAGAACTCGTTGAGATGGAATGTGTAGGTCGCCGGGGCTTGTCCCGAGGGATCATCCTCCTGCCTACCCACAGTCCACGCGATGTCGCCCCCGAAGCTGTGCATCTCGTAGTTCTCGCAGAAGTCCTTGATGTAGTTCAGGACCGGGATGTACACGCGCTGTGCAATCGGAGTAGCTCCGATCTGCACCACACCACCCCGGCGAAGCATGATGAAGTTCTCGTCACGCGTGGTGATCGCGATATCACCTGGGTTCAGCTTCGGTCGCCTAGATCGAAAGCTCACGTCGGTTGACGACCCCTCAGCAGCAACGCTCGGCCGCGCCGGTGCATCGGTGGCACTGACCGTAGCGCTAGCGGCTCCTATATACCCAAGAATGAACGGCGGCGTGTTGTCGTTCGGCCATGCGATATAGCAGATCGATCCAACCTCTGGGAGGTGGTGGATGCCCTCACCATTGGCGGGGTTGTGGTACGGCGACATCGTCTGGATGTCTTCGACCGTTTTCGCGGTATGCCGAGACTCCGCCGTGACCGTATACGTCTCGCGATTCACATTAGTGATCGTGCATTCCTCGCACCGGAAGTGTGAGAAGCGAGAGTGTGAGGGTGCGCCTGGTGTACGGGCCATTATTTCGGAGCTCCAAAGGGCATGGCCCCAGGCTTAGCGCCTACGGTGATTCCTACTGCGAGCGCCGGGATGGGGTGGCGCCCGGTGACGTCGCTACGCTGACCGTGTTGGATACCCGTGAGGATGCTCTGGCCGATGCGCTCACCCTGCAGGCGTGCGATCCAATCATGCTGCCTGCGCAGCGGGTTCGTCTTAGTCGGCAGCAGCATCGACGCGTACTGTATCTGCTCCTGGTCCTTCATCTTGTTACGGTTGATCTCGTCCAGCACCGACTTCTGCACGTAGTCTCCGCGAACGTAGCCGCTATGGCTGCCGGGATCGACGACCCTGACGACGCCTGTGGCGTTACGTACAGCGAGCTCGACGTGCCGACGTAGCACACCTTCGCGGCCGTAGATGTTTCCGATCTTGTCCACCATGTGCGCCTGCACAGCGTCTAGGCCCTTCGTCGCGAGGATGTCGTGGATGTTCGGATCACCTGTAGTCAGGGAATCCCCACGCTTCACTTCAGCGCCAGGCTTGATGTGCTCGAACGGCTTCTGTCGCGTCTTGACCTTAGTGCGATCGAACGAAATCACCCAGTCGCCACCCTTGCTGTGGTGAACGTCTGTGACCTTCCCCGACAACGGGGCAAGCGCAGCGTCTTCGCGGCCACGCTTCGCAGCATCGAAGAGCTTCTGGACATCGCCGAAGTCCGAGATGTTCTGCCCACTTGTACTGACGATGCCACCGCCATGCGTCTGCTTCAGCATGATCTGCGCCGCGCGCTCGCCGAGCGCCTGAGCCGCTACAATGCCGACGTTCTCGCCCATCGCGTACTCTTTGCCGCTTGGATGTACGCCCATGCAGGTAGAGCAGATCCCTTGCGGCATTCGGCACTTCAGCGGAGATCTCACGACCATCTGGTCTACGCGATGCTCCTTGGCCTTCGATAGCATGTCAGGGGTGACGACATGCCCTGCAGCGTAGGTGTGCGTACCTAGCTTCAACGCATGCGCGAGATGACGATCGATGACGTCCTTGTGGCCGATGGGCATAGACAGGCCATGTGGCGTGCCGCAATCATGAGACGTGATGGGCTGATCGATGTTGGCCTGCACAAGGAGCTTGCTCATGTAGCCAGGCTCCCGGACGGAGTCAGTCTTTTGGATCACACCTCGGCGAGCTCCAGCGGCCTGAAGAAAGTAGCCGCCGACATCGATACCCTCAGCGAAGCTCTTCACGATAGGTACTCGAGACGGCGCACCTAGGTGATCCTCTACCAGCATCGGTGCCATGAGGAGGCCCTGGAACTGCTCTCGCTTGGCCTTGATGCCAGAGCCTAGAGGCGCCGGCGCCATGTCCGAGACATTCGTAGGATTCTTGCGCAGCTCAGCAGTGTAGACATCATGGATATCACGGGTCGCCTTGAGCCACACGTTCGTGATATGCGACTGATCTTTACCGCTCGCATGCATCGCATCCGTCTCTTTGCGCGCAGCTGCAATGATCTTATCTCGCGGAGCCCGGAGAGGCTCAATGTCCTTGAGCCCTACAGTGTGTCCTGAATCGTAGGCCATGCGGAAGCCTAGGCGAGACATACCGTCTACGATCTCGACGAAGTGCTTCGGAGAGTTCTTCGCCACGTCTTTCAGTATCAGCTCTTGGTACTTCCGATCGACAGGCTTCTCGAGGTTCGTAAGTACGTCGGCCTTGTACTTTTCTGGAACTGCCTCAGCGATACGAAGGCGCCCAAGCGTAGTCTGCCCTACGCCCTTGACGTTGATCTGCTGATTCAGGTTGATCACGTTATCTGTGAACGCCTTCTCTGCGTCCACGTGGCTCTTCAGCACGGTGTTGTGCTTGCCACGAGGGATCGACATACGATAGAGGCTGAGGGCGGCTTCGTTCGCTGGGGCGTAGAGAACATCACCGCTGGAATCAGACAGCGTGCGCTGCGACGGCATGATGCGACGCGCTTCTTCCACGGCCTCATGTGTGAGCGGGACCATGAGCGCTACGGTATCGCCGTCGATGTCTCCTCCCAGGGGCGGAAGGATCAGCGGGCTGACCTTGATGGCGTTGTCGTTGGTGAGCTTCACGCGCTGTCCGACAAGGCCATACTGATGCAGCACGGGGTCGCGCTTCATCAGCACAGGCCGGTGCAAGATCTCTTGCTCGAGTGCCTTGATGGCGACAGGATCTTTCCGGCTAACCATGCGCTGTGCTTCATCCGGCTTGATGCGTGCCTGGATGAGCCGGCTAACGATCATCGGGCGCATCAGCTCGAGAGCAATCTTCTTCGGTAGGCCGATCTCATCGACGCTCAGGTTCGGGTCGACAACGATAGTGGCTCTAGCAGTGTAATCCTGCTTCTTCGCGATCATCTTGTCTTGAAAGAACCCGTCCTTGGGCTGCTCGCCAGAGATCATGTGAAGAATCCCGGGCAGGGTCTTGTCGGGGTCTTCCTTCGTGCCCCGCATGTCTAGCTCGAGGGCCTTCTTGCCCTTCGGCGTAGTGCCGAAGAGGTTCGACAGCTCTTGGTACAAACCAGCACGGGCATCGAGGGTGTTGTTGTACGGGACCTTGTTGTCGCCCTTGCGCAGCGACTCATTCACCATACCAAGCCTGCGGTACAGGCTGTTGAGCGGGTTGTTCTTGACCGTACCATCGGGGAGCGTGGTCTGAGGACGGAACACAGGAGGCAGCACAGGAACAGCCTTGATGGTCCACGCCTCGTCCAGTCCCTTACCTGAGTCAGCGACGTTCTTCAGTGCCTTGTACTTGAAGTGCAGCTTGTCCAGCTGTGCGCCTTTGATCTTTGGGTCCTTGAGCTGCGCCGCCGCAAGCTTCATCTCCTTCGTCACATCGATCCGCTTCAGCGCATCGCGCATGGCGCGACCACCGAAGGTTCCATCAGGAAGCGTCTCCTTGCCCTCGATGATCTTGTGGATGTCGGTCTCCTTGATCCCTAGGGTGTGCGCGATGGCTCTAGAGTACACAGGGTTCGGCATCGGCTCTACAAGCTCGATATGTCCCCAGTGATGCCCGATCGCACCGCCCGTGATGTTGGGATCAAACAGGCCACCAGGCTCCGCCTTCTCATCCTTGCCCCTGATGGTGCGGGTGGGTCGTGTGATCTCTCCACGACTCAGCTCACGCGTCTCCTTATCGCTACGAGGCATCAGTCTGATCTCAGCACCAGACTTCTGAACGTTCACTCCTAGGCCAGTGAGCATCGCCTCGAACTTCTTGAAGACAAACGGAATCTTCGGGGCCGGGATTCGATCACCGTTAGCCAAGGCACCCCACACCTCACGTGCCTGGCCTTGGTCTGACTTGAGGGTCTGCATCTCGCGGAGGTTGTCGTTGAGGCCCGCGGCTAGGGCGGCGTAGATACCTAGCGAGCCCAGGCTCTGGGCGCCGCTATGGCCGCCACCACGAGGCACCTGGGTGTCGTTGTCGTAGTGCATCTTGGGTGCGTCGAACTGGGTCATGTCTGGCCCACCCGAACGCATGTGCGTCTTCTTATCGATCTGATGCTCGAGCTGGAACGCGTAGTGAGGGCCCGTCATGATGTCACCGAGCTTGCGACCGCTCTTCGGGTCGTAGAGCGCATCAGTGTCCGTGAGCCCGTGATGCTTCAGCTCGTCCTGCACCTTCTTCAGGTAGTCGACACCACCCTGAAAGTTCTTCACGAGGTATGTCTTGCCGGTCTTGTCCGCGATCTTACCGGCAGCAGTCTCGAGCAGCTGACCTGGGTTCATGCGACCAGCAATGCCGAGGGGGTTGAGCAGCATCTCGACGTGCTTGCCTTTGGCGTCATGCGGCATCTCTGCATCAGGCAAGATCTGCGTAACGATGCCCTTCGCGCTATGCCGCGTAGAGATCTTCGACCCAATCTGCGCCGGCTCCAGGGTCTTGAGATGTACGACGACATTCTTACCGACACGCTCAGAGCGCACTACCTCGGCCTCGTAGTCCCCATCCCAGATCATCGACGAGTTCTGGTACTTGTTACGTAGGCGCTTTCCGATCTTGTACTTCGCGTTGATGTCTGCCGTACCCGGCAGAGAGACCTCACCTAGCGCAAGCACCAGCGGGTCACCTGGCTTGACCTTCGTGCCAGGCTTGACGATGCCATCGTCGCCGATCTTAGCGATGCGGTCGTTCGAGTAGACACCAGGCTTGCCGATCAAGAACTCCTTGCGGCCGATGACATGGGTGTCTGACACCAACATGCTCGGCTTGTACAGGTGCTCCGAAGCCATGCGACGCGCTGCACTGTCCGAGATGACGATGCCGTCCTCGTGGTTCGAGCCGTTGGCGAGGTACGCCGTCCTGAGGTTAGTACCGATCGCAAGCACACCTTTCTTGGTGTAGTTGTTGTCTGCGATGACCTGGCCAGCGCGGACCTTGTCCCCTACGGCGACCAGAGGCGAGCTGTGTAGCTGGCCTTTGGGATCATTAGTGGGGTAGTGGTGGTAGAGGTGGACGCTGTGCTTTGCACCGTCCTTGCCCTGAATCACTATCTCGTCTGATCTAACTTCCTTCACCACACCGTCATGCGCAGCCGTGTGCGCGAGGAAGCCGCCACCGACAAGAGACTCGAAGGACTTACCGGCGCCAGCCTCGACCTGAACCTTCGGGGCCTCTCGCCCGACTACACTGATCGCCTGAGCCATGTGGCGCGCAGACATCGTAGATCTGCCCGCGCTATCGCTTTGCATGAACGGAACCAGGTTGGTCTCGACAGCGAAAACCTGCGCTGCGCTAGGCATGACGTAGTCAGCCTTCGCGAAGGCGATGTCATCGCGCATCTGCCCACGGCCATCGCTCATGCGTGTGTTCCGGTTCAGCGGAACCGGCTTGCCCTTGTCCCAGCGAACCTGGTCCGGCAACACGAGGTTGCTCACAGCAGCCGTCGCGGCATCGACATCCTCGAGCTTGCCCGTCTTCATATTGTGAAGGCGAACATGCGGCTTACGGTCCTTGATCGTTACGCCGAATGTAAGGTGCGTGTTCACACCAGCATTCGACTCCGGGGTGAACACCGGGTCGAGGAAGCCGAGGTGGCTGGGATCTAGGGAGGTGTTCGACTTCGACAGCGCGTGGGGGTTCTGGATGCCGCCAGGGCCCGTGATAGTAACCATCGAGCGGTCGGCGAGCATGGACAGCGGGTTCGTTTGCTTGCTGTTCGCGGCAAGGGACGTCGTGAAGACATGGTAGAGCGGGCGCTGAATCAGGTCCGGGGCGAAGACGTCACGGATCACACCTGCGTCACCCGCAGCCAGGCGTCGCTGAACCGTAGGCTTGTTGAGCTGCTTCTGTATGCGCGACGTGATATCAGGCGCCGCCTTTTGAATGCGGTCTATGAACTGATCTTTCGCGGTCCACAGTTCCTTGTATCGCAAGCTATCGATCGGGTCCGGGGACTTCCGTCTCGCCGCGACATCGAGCAGCTTCTTCGACGCTTCGAACAGCACAGCACCGTCGACCCTGTCGGACTTGACCCCGACGTTCGCGTGGGCAACCGACGCGTCGATCTTCGTGCCCTCGAAGATAGCTTTGATCTCCACCATCGGGTCCGACTTCGGGTCGAGCGGCTCTTTGCGCCAGGTCTCGTACAGGGACTTGAGGTCCCTCGCAGGATTTGCCTTTTTCTTCGAGGCCTCGTACGCGTCGTCTCCCCAGCCCTTCTTCATCTGCTCATCCGAGACGCCTAGCGCACTCAGCACAGAGTAGAGCGGGATCTTTCGTGCCCCGAGCTTCATGTGGATCTCTCCACCATCACCGGTCTGGACGTCGAAGCTACGGCCCTTGGCGAGCTGGAACTGTGCCTCGAACTCGCCCTCCTTCTCGGTAGCCTTGACGTAAACACCAGGACGCAGACGCCACTGGTTGGAGATGAACTTCTCGGTACCGCCGATGATGTAGCTGTAGTGCCTGGTGAGCTTAGGGATCTTGGCGATCGCCGAGTTCTTGCGGCTCACCATGACCTTACCGGTCGCGACGTCGACCACTTCGATGGTGCCCAGCACGGGCGAAGCCCATGAGCGTCCCTCCATCTTCGACTTGAACTGACCCTTCAGATCATCGACACCAAGATGGTCGTCAACCCTGAGGTTGGTGACCCTAACTTCGAACTTCCCCGTCCGGTCCTTCACCGGAAAAGTAGATCCGATTTGCTGGAGAAGCTGATCTTTCAGCTCTTCGAACTGTTGATGCGGGTCGGATGTCAGCACCCGCGCAGTCTACCCGCCTCGGAGATTGTGGGTCAACGCGAGCCTATCTACAGCTATCAGCATGTGGAGTAAACATGACTGGTACTCGCGATCAACAAAACCATCAGCAACAAGACAGCCTCACCATGTACGAGCGCGCACTGACCCAAGCCCTCGAGGACTCGATGGATGGTACGCAGAACGATGGGGACGACGAGAAAGAGGACGAATGAGTTTGATGTCCGTGCTTCTGTGGTCTGCGCTCGCCGGCTTCATGCTCGGGGCAGCAGACGGCGTCCTGTTCAGCTCAGCATGGAGGTGGCTGCTGTCATGAAAGATGCGAACCACAGCAAGGCTATGCCCGCGACAAGATCTCCCATAGAGACTACGCCGGGATGTGATGCCTGCGGAGAAGAAAGTATCGGCATGGGCATCGCCGTCGTGATGGCCGTACCCGGGATGCTGTTCCCGAGCACTGAGTACGACGTCCCTGTCTTCATCCCCGACCCCGACGTGAAGTTCCGCAGCATCGTGTTTCCAAACGGAGCAACCGGCTTTGTCACTGACGAGACTACGACCAAGTACCTGCACCGCGAGTGTTACGACGATCTAGTCGAAGAGCTCGCTTACGCTGGTCTCGAAGAGATCGATGATGATGACGATGAATGATCGAAACCGAAAGCACAAATGACCTACGGATTTCAACAAGCCCTGGAACTGGTTCGGCGAGAGCTGAACATGCAGAAGACCCTGACCGCCAAGGGCGTGCAGCACCCACTGAACAACCCGCTGATCCTCGGTCCCGTAGGCGGCGGCAAAACTGCGATCGCCCACGAAGCCTGTGAAGCTGAGTCGCTCACCCTCCTCGCTATCAACTGCGGTGAGAACAGTGACGCCACCGACGTCTCAGGTGTCCCGGTCCCTAGCATGATCAAGCACCTCATGGACGAGGGCACGGTCGGCGAGAAAGCCGGAGCACAGGGTGCCTACATGGAGTGGGTACTGAATAGGTACGCTTCGATCGCATGCGCACAGCCTGGGTTCCTGCTGTTCGACGATCTCGACAAGGCCCCTCCAGCGGTTCAAGGGGCCCTGCTCGGGGTCACAGCAAACCGAAAGTTCCGCGACAAGTCTCTTCATCCGGGCACGCTCATCATGGGGGCGGGCAATCGGCTCGGTGACGACATCTACGCCAATGAGATCTCTGAGTCACTGCGCACACGCATGACTATCATCGAGATGGCCCCCGACCTCGTCAGCTTCTCGAAGTACGGCCGAGCCAAGGGTGAGATCCACGAAGCCGTGATCGGATACTTGCAGTACAAGCCGAGCCAGCTGCATCAGTGGAAGGAAGGTGCATTTCGCTTTCCCACACCCCGAGGCTGGTGGGAGGCGTCGCAGCAGATGTTTGCGTACCCCGTAGCTGACGAAGACCTCTTCAGCACCGGGAGCCGCGACAACTGGAAGGGCATCGTTTCGCGCAAGCTCGGTGAGCACATCGGCAGCGACTTCTGGGCCTGGTATCAGATCATCAGCAAGGTAGACGTCGATGCGATCTTGATTCGCGGAGACATGGCGACCACTGGCGATTCCGCCGCTGTACGCATGCAGCAGTACGCCGCAGTGTTCCGTATCGCCCAAAAGCTGAACCAAGACGGTGTGAAGCCTGCGTACGTAGGCCTCGGGGCCTGGGTCCCACAGATCGCGCCTGAGATGCGCGTGGCCCTGATTATCCAGCTCTCAACGAAGTCAAGGACCTCGATCGCCACTATCTTCCCAAAAACCGCAACCGACATGCTCGCAGAGTATGTCTCTACGCCGTCAGGTACAAAGAGGACATAATGATCGATGAGCGCAGTATCACGAACAAGGAAGCGCTTCATGCTGTAAAGCAGGCGCTCCAAGACCTGATGCTGTTCTTTCCGCTGTGCGGTCTCTCCTACTTTGGAGAGGCCGTGCAGGTTCGGGAGGAGCGCAGCATACGAACGCTGATGACTGATGGGCGCCGGGTTTTCTACTCCCCGGACTGGATCAACGGCATCACGCCTAATGCTCGGATTTTCGATTTGCTCCACGAGTGGCTGCACATCTTTTTCAACCACGTCGCCCGTACTGGAGATCGTAACAAGAAAACGTGGAACGTCGCGGCCGACATGGTCGTAGTCCGCGAGGCCTGCTTGATCCTGTCTCGAGGCGGCAACATATGGACTGCACCTCCGGACGGAATCATACCGCAGCCCTGGGCCGCGGACATGACAGCCGAGGAGATCTATGACGAGCTGATGAAGCAGCAGAGCCTGCCCGCAGGCAAGGGAAGCGGTGAGCACGAGAGCGGCGAGGACTTCGCGGAGCCCGAGCATGACCCAAGCGTAGGTGAGGAAGAAGACTTCCTTCGTACGTTCATGGAGGAGATCGCCCAAGCTGTGCTGATACAAGAACAGATCACGAGCACACCAAAATCGGAGATGCTCACAAAGGCCATCAGAGACAGGCTCACTGATCTTGAGAAGTCTACGGTGCCCTGGAGTCGGCTACTACGCGGCACACTGATCTCCCAGATGGGGCAGGTGGCTCCGACGTACTCGCCTCCGCGCATGCGCTATTTCCCTGCCATTACGCTGCCCTCGATGCGGTCTCTGAAGGAGGAGAAGCTAATCATCCTGATCGATGTCTCGACGAGCGTAGGGCCTAGGCTGCTGAAGACCTTCGTCTCAAACGTACTGCCTGCAGCCCAGCGCGCGAATGAGGTCATGATCGTCACCTTCGATAGCGATGTGCGCGAGACGATTCGGACTAAGAACCCGAAAGCTGTGTTCAGCTCCCTGACCTTTCAGCCGGGTCACCACAAATACACCTCCGTGGTATCGGCATTCGATATCGTAGAAGCGTACAAGCCCAAAGCGATCGTATGCCTTACCGACGGAGAGATCCTATTGCCAACAAAAACGTACCCACAAACGCTATGGGTGATCCCACAGGGAGGGAGGTCACAGCCATGGGGACGGAACTTCGTGATGGACGTCTCGTGGTGATCGACGTTCTTACACAGCTCGGTAGGGCAATGATCACTGAGCGCGTGATCAACTACCGCATAGCCGAGTCCTCCAGCGCACTCTGGGCCGCGGCTGGGGAGGATACCCTAGACGTTCTGAAGAAGATCAGCCCTACGTACATACATAGTGGCTGGTGGCCCAGGGCTCAGTTCGTGATCTACGGTATTCACCCCGCTAGCCCAAAGCTCCCAGGGTACCGAGATTCACGTGGTCCCCCAGACCACGAGGGCATCTCAAACCCACTTCAGCTCGCTGCCTTCTTCGCCGTGTTCGGCATGAAAGACGAGGCTGCTCTGGAGCTGAGATATCTGGATGAACAAGACGCGAAGGCTACCGACAACGGCAAGATTAGGCTCTACTCAGAACGCACGCTGCTCGTACCAGACTACTCAGAGCTAGGGCTAAAGAAGCGAGCGATGCGGGCCCGCGACAGTATCTGGCTTCGTGGCGCGTTCACTACTGGGTCGTACCAAAAGCTGGTACGTAGCCTGGCTCAGAACCTTTCCGATCTCGTTGACCTCGCCGTAATCTCGGCATCACGAAAAGAGTGGCCTGATCCAGCAATCCAGGACATCGCCTATGATATGGCGAGCAGGATCCTGGTGAACACAGGAACGAGCAACTTCTACTACGACGCCGCCACTAGCATCCAGCTGTGCACTGCTGCAGCCGCAGCAGACGCACTCCAAGGGCGTAACGGGGTCGCAAGGGTAGCTGGTCTCTATAGATCTGACTGTGACTCCACGTTCATGAAGGGCCTCTACACCCTAGCCTCGCTAGGTAAAGGTCCTCAAGACATAGTGATCCAGCGTATGTCACGGGGACCTAGGGTCGACGAGCTTCTCAAGATCCGGCATCTTGGCGTCATTGGTATGATCGATCGGATGCCATGGGAGTTCATAGAGCCGATTCATAACGATCCCGCGCTAATAGGCCGCGCGCTGCCATGGGCAGAATCGGCAGGCCCAACACTGCTGCGACGCTTCCTCACCGATCATGTCGGCAGGCTAAAGAGGTTGCCTAGCCTAGAGCATGATCCCGAGACCTATGGCTACTCTCTGCGCAGACTATCGAACAGCTCCCCGATGGAGTGGGAGTACGTGATGTCAAAGCTACATGATCGATGGAAAGCATCCAGGGAACTGCGGTCGAAACTTCTCGAGCTCACTGGTAGCTATGAGATCTCGTTCCTGGCGCTGGAAAGCTACGACAAGGACCATGGCGCTAAAGTAGCGCTACAGCAGCACCCCAACTACGATGCCATCAAAGCGATCACCGATGGGTTCGTCCTGCCGGAAGTAGGTAGCATCTGGTGAAGAGAGCCCGGGGTCATTCCCGGGCTGCTCCCTACTGGTTTGCTCGTCTAGGCGGTCGCTGCTCCGGCATCGGCCGCATGTCGACTGTCGGGGCTGCAGGGCCCGTAGGCTGCGTCCCGGCGCCTTGTGGGCTCTGCTGAGGCGGCTGGCCTTGCGGAGCGCCCTGCGGAGCGCCTTGCTCGGGCACTACGCCCTGGCTGGCCAGTAGCTGTAGTGCCTCAGGCTGGCTCTTCAGCTGCTCGAGGTACACGCGCTGCTGCTCAGGCGGCATCGTCTTCACTCTATCCGCTAGAGCTGCCGCTACGGCATCAAGGCTGTAGCCCGAGGGCTGTGCTGCTGCGCTGGAGCCTTGGATCTCGTCGAACGGCGTCCTGGGTGGAACCGATGCGCGTGCCATGGTCTGCTGCGCCGCGGACTGTGCCTGGGCCTGGTACTTTGCCATGACGAGCTGGGCCTCGCCTTGGGCCTGTGCCTCGACCAGCTGCTTCTGCCGCAGTGCTTCCGACTTGATCTTGGCCTCGCCAATCATCAGCTCGGACTCGTCTTCGACGTTTAGATCAGTGAACGACAGCAGGGTCGAGTCACTGATTTTCCCCGCCATGTTGAGCTGCAGCATCATCGCCTGACGCTGAAGATCATCGGCCATCTTGAACGGCTTGAACTTACCTTGAGGCAGTGGCCAGTTCATGTAGGCGCCGAAGCGCTTCGTGACCCAGTCGAGGAGACGTTGGTGTGCGAGCACGTTGCTGAGAAAGAAGTTCTCGAGCATCCGCATCGAGACGCTGGTCCCTGCGTAGGTTCCTCGACCGAACACGAGATCGACTGGAAAGCCCATTCCGGCGACCATGACCTCTGCTGCTTGCTGGATCTCCGGCATCAGCAGCAGTGAGCGCCCGTTCTCCCCGATGACCTGATGGCCAAGGGGGAATGGGAGGATGCCGTAGTACGCAGGATCAGCGCGCTGCCTCGCGAGCTCGCGTCGAATATGGTCTCGCCAGTTCGCGAGGTCGATCGTCGAAAAGGGATCTGCGTTAGCCGTTGCAGGCTGCGGGAACAGAAAGATCTGCGGTACTAGGTGCGTGAGCAGCACAGCTTCTTGGGCCTTGCGCATCACCTGGATGTAGAACGCGTCTTTCAGCACAGGCATCAGCAGAGGGATGCCCCAGCCACGGCTCATGCTAGACAACCCGGGTCTACGCATGTGAAAGATCTCAGACTTATCGAACACGAGCTGGCGTCGTGTCTTCACGGCCTCGAGAAAGATCTCAGGGGTCGTAGCTACAAGGTCCTTGCGGCCCATCATGATCTGACCGCGAAAGTCAGGACTGATGTCGAGCGCATAGTCCATGCGCCCCGTGGACTCGTTGTAGAAGATGTGGACGTTCTCAGGGTTCCAGCGAATCAGTCCGATCTCGCTGTACTTCGGGTAGTAGTCATCGCGTGAGGTCGCGAAGTCGTGCTGACCACAGGTCGGGCATTCAAGCCAGAACCTGTGATTCATGTAGCGCCAGTTAGGGCGTATGCTCAGCGCGTCGTGCTCCGCCGTGCACATCGAGTTCCCGCACAGCAGCTTCTTACGGAACGGGAAGCTCGCACTGACGAACGCATTGCCGTAGACGAAGTAGTCTAGGTTGATCTCATACTGGTGAACACGATAGTTCACAACACCGAGAAGCAACTCTTCCCACTTCTCGCGCACGCCGGCATCGCGGTGCTGAATGATCAGGTCGGTGACCGGATACTCAGACGCCTTCGTCACAACAGCATTGACGATGCCGTGCGTGAGGAAGTAGAACCGACAGAACCCAAACAGGTCTTTGATCGATGGCGGAGTGTACGTCGAGGCCTGATCGAAGAAGGGGTTGCTGAATGGCTGGTACTTCCGGCCGAGCACCTGACTACGATCAGCGTTGCCGCCCATGGCCGAGTTTGCGCCACCAGCGCCCAGCCCATTCGTACCACTGAAAAACATCAGCTAGCTCCGCCTGGTGTGCTGCGTTTTTTAGTAAGGAACGTCGCTGCGGCGTCCACAGCAGTACCCCCTACTAGTTGCGGGATCACGGGTACGCCTGCGGTAAGCATACCGCCGGCAAGCCCGGAGCCTACACCAAAAAGCTTTTGCTTCACCGACCTACCGCCACGACTACTCTCATCACCTCTAGCGAGGTCGGGGGCAGCGATGGCGAGAGGCAGGCCTACAGCTATGGCTGCACCTGTGCCGGAGCCTCCAATCATCGTGCGACCCAAAGCCTTAGCAGTAGCGATCGGCTTCGTGGCCATGCCCTTGGCTACGCCTGGAAGGCTCGTGATACCTGCCTTGGTTGCAGCATCGCCAGCGTGGCCTTGGCTTTCGATATCCTTGAGCTTCTCACCGAGTGCCTTGAGGCGCTTAGGCGAAGCACCGTGTGCGGTCTCGTCAAGGATGCGGCGATGGTGCAGCCTGAGCTCCTTTGCAGCCTGCTCTGATCCACGCATGCCGATCGCTCCTGGGGTCGACGAGTACGCACCGGTAAGGCCGTGGAGCTGGCGCTGACCGAACCGCTTCACTGCGCCACCAATGCGTTTCGCTGTCTCACCCACGGCCTGGCCTTGCCCTAGCGTAGGGTTCAGCAGCCGAGTGTCGCGATGCATGCGACCAAGACCACCTGCAGCACCACCGACAGCGGCTCCGCGCAGGCCCCCGCGTAGTGCTGCAGTTATGCTGCCGTCGTCTCCACGATTCATCACGCCCTGAGTGGCCCCAACACCTGCACCTAGAACAGCGGCTCGATGTGGGGAGTCAGTAAGCCACCGCGCAGCTTGGCCAATGGCCTTCGTTGCTGCCGCTGACTTCATGATCTCGTAGAAGACATCATGTGCGTCCATTATTTTCCGCCGATCATCCTGAGCTGTTGGATCATCTGGGCCTTGACCGTCTTGGCCAGGTCCCATTCGACTAGCAGTCGGTATACCGCAGAACCCACCGCGGTGTCTGGAAGACTCTCTACTGCCGCTGCCAGTGGTAGCTTGCCGAGGGTCTCGAACATCTCGCGGATCTCTGTCTTCAGGCCCTCGAACTCGAAGGGCACACGGCGAAGATCTTTACCACCACAGCTCACGCAAGCGGTGTCATTGTCATCACGGTGTAGCGCTTCGCAGGTCTTGCACTCGAGCTGCGTGTCTTCCAGCTCCCGCTGCGCGAAGTTGAGGGGCTGAGGGATGTAGGGGACGCCGGCACTCTTGAACGTTGCAGCGATGAACTTGTCTACCTCGAACGAGGTCTCTCGCTTGTCCACCATCTGCATGATCTCATAGCCGACCACAAGATGCCCAAGCTCAGGCTCTTCGAGGTAGACGAAGTTTGGCGACTCGCCGGCAAGGGCGCGGCACACCCAGTGGAACACTTCCCACTGTCGCCACGGCGATGGGGATGCCAGCACTACGCGGCCGGCCATGATCTTGTTCCAGACCTTGTTCGACAGTGCGATACCGTCGCGCTCAACCGTGAGGCGCAACACGTCGGGGTGCCATTCCGCGTACTCCATGCCGTACTTGTCGATGAGCATGAGCATCAGGACTACGGGATGCGCGTCGGGGTGGCGCCAGATATCCCTCAGGTTCGGCGCAGACTCGACGGACGCGATCTTGTCGCCCAACTCTGCAGCAGTACATGACGACACTGCACGAGCCGCCAGCGATTCCACACTAGCGGGCTCGTGCGGAGCCTGAGCCTCCGGTACAGCGCCAGAGCCCGACCATCCTTGCGGTGGCCAGGCTCTTGTGTTGCTCTCATCGAGCAGGAGGCTCATGAGATCAGGCCGGGTTGGGCAGGTAGACCAGGACGTAGCTACGCACGCCATCAGGCGCGACGTTCGGTGCGTACCGGCCGTATGGAGCCGCTGCTGTCCCAGCTGCGGTCAGAACAGTGCCAGCCGTGGGTACGACCCAGACACCGGTACCTGGATCAGTGCCTTCACGAAGAACCGAGACAGCGACGACGCTCGAGAGGACATCCTGGTCGAGGCCGAGTTCAGTGTTGAGAATACCGACCTCACAGGTACCAAGCACCCCACCTTGTGCCGGGACAGGGATCTTCGTGACCTGCATGTAGAATCTCACCGAGTTGACCGTAGCGTTTCCGCCTGCAGGCACCGCGATGAGCTCCGTGATCCGGTTGCCACGGACATCGATGCCCTCGAGCGCGATGTTCGACGCGATCCAGCTGGCATGGTTCGAGAACACGAACGAGATACGCCGCGGCACATCCATCACGCGATTGCCGACCCGCTCGCGATTGAACTCAGAGTTGGTGTCCAGGAGCTGTGCGGTCAGCGACGACGTGATGCTGTCGATCGAGCCGGTGTCGGCGAGGACACCGAGCTCGAGAAGCCCGCCTACGCCAGATGCTTCCGGAAGGTTGACCTGTGTCACCTCGGCGAAGAAGTTGACAGTCGTCGTGGTCCCTGCACCAGCAGTCGATGCAACAGTCTCGACGAGGGCAACACCCGACACGTTTTTGCCCGTGACTACGACGCTGCCGCCAAGCCAGTGTGCAGGCGTACCACCAGCGCCGACCGTGAGGGTGACGCGCTTGGGGCTCTTGATCACCGCTGCACCAGCGCCTGGTGCCAGGATGCCATCAAAATCCGCAACCGTGAGCACAACCGGGGCAGCAACCGACGCGAACGAGGCCTTGATGCCATCGACATCAAGGACACTCGTGCTGACGCGAAGGAAGAACTTGGAGACGCTCGTGGCCTTCTCGAAGGCTGCGAACGCGATATCGGTGTCCTTGCGAACCTCGAAGACCTCACCAGCCAGGCCGCCAGGCCCGTTGACGAGGTGAGGTACGGCCGGACCACTGGTGAACGTCTTGGAAATGGGCATGAGAGTCTCCTCTAAAATCTTGTTGCGCTGATCTAGTGAACGTTTGCAGCGAGCCGCGAGAGTACCACCTTCTGCGGGCTCGGCATGCTCTTGAAGATCCCAACAGGGTCTGCACGAAAGCTATGTGCAAACCCCTTACCGAACATGTCATCGAGCGACATGTCGCGCCCAGCCAGTGCAAGGAGATCAGCGGCGCTGGTGTAGTCAGTGCCCTCCGACCACGAATACGTGTCTTTCTCCTCGGGCTCGTTTGCAGCGATCTTTACGCTACCGTAGACCGCAGCAAACGGGTCGAGAAGCCCCACACCGGGACGACCATACGATCTCGATGCACCCGTGTCCTCGTCAGCCTCGCGGAGCATGTCAGCCATGACCATCGGAGAAATCTCTGATCGCTTCTCCAAGAGCAGCTCGTAGACCGCTTCCTTGCCAGTGCCCTCATACTGAGAGATCCGAGCATGGAGTTCGGAAACAAGATGTGGACCGTAAGCGTCGCCGGCATACTTCAGCAGCTCGCCGGAGATCTTGGTGCCGAGCTCATTCGCGCGGTACGACACCGTCTGCGCGAACATACGACGCTCAGCCAGAGGGAACTCCGTGATGTGGGTATCGAAGTACGCGCTGGCCTGCTTGACCTGCATCGCTGTGTCGATGGGGTACTGCTGTAGGTGAGGCAGCGCGTAGTGTGACGCCGCAGCGATCTTACGGGTCGTCACAGGCTCTGCCTCAGTGACGTCACCACAATGCAGCCAGCCCTCAGCGACCGCTACAGCCGCAATCTTTGCCGCCGCCGTCTTCGCCGGAAGGCTGAGCCGGCTCGAGGGGCTGCGGCGACCGCTACCCGAACGCAGAGACCCACCCGCAGGCATCGCCTCAGTACCTACAAGGTCAGCCTTCTTCGCGCGTCCCGGAGGATACCCACCAAGCTGTGCCTCGGGCTGATCGATCTTCCTGAGCTGCTCATCGAGCTTACGCCACGTAGCGTCATGATCAGAAAAGTGGGACAGCGCATCCCAGATGTGACCAGACTCCGGGCCCTTGTCCTTCGACAGTGCCGAAACCTGATCCTCAGACAGCTCAATCTCTCGTCCTGCCTGCTTGACGCCTGAGGCCTGCGCCATACGGAACGCGTCCATGTTCGCCTTACCGCGCTGCGACCCCTCACGCACCTTGCCAGCCATGTCCATGGCCCCAAGGCCCGCAACAAGGGCACTACCGACCATAGCGATCTTCACGATAGCCGCAGGAGGGTCCATCTCGTACCACGAGCACCCATTGATCAGGTTCGCGGCAACCTTCTGCTGAGCCGTGCCGGGAAGAAGATGACCGGTCTCGTTGAAGTAGATCATGGACAAGACGAGGTGTGCCTCGTCGTGCATGGCGTACTTACGCACCACGTCATCGCCGTTCGTAGCGACGAACGCGAACAGTCGATCGGGCAGGCGCCCTAGCTCCTCTTCGCTGAGAATACGGGCCGATGCCAGCTTCTCCGGTAGTTGCCGCCCTGAGGAGGCGATCTTGGTCCGAAGGACAGCGCCCTTCGGATCGTCGTAGAGGTCGAGCACGATCCCGGCGATTCGCATGAGCGCAGCGTATCTCGTAGAGGGGAAAGCGGTCAAACGCTCCTATCAGTAAGTAGAGGTGCTATGCCGCAAGACCCGCTCGATAGTTCGGTGCCCGATATCAGCAAACGAAACTGTACGACATGGGCTGAATATGAAACGCCGGGGTCATCGAGGACGGCGAACCTGTGCAACGGTGGATGGTACACAAACCGAGATGGTAGCTCCGAGCGCTACGAGGCATGTCTATCCAGATACGAGTGTAAGCAGGCCACAGCTCGCGAACGTGTTCACCTGCCCGTGGTCCAGCAGACCAACCCAGAACGACCATTCGGTAATCGACCCTCGAGCACTATCGTGGGGTCCAGCCCAAATCTACCGTCTGCTGCAGATCGTCTTTACGGTGGATCATGGGCCCCTGCGATGCCCAGTAATCTACCGCAGCGACAGCCCACAGGGCCCGGCATGCCGGCACCGTCACAGGTACAAGTGCCCCTGCCCTACCCAGTGCAGCCACCAAAGGAGTGGCCGCAGGCGATGCACACGCCGTATGCTGGACCCACGCCCGTTCACGGAGGCGGCATCACGCCGACCTTCCTACCAAGCAAAGATGAATCGATCTTCAGTAGGCTGTTCCTCAACGTAGCGCAGGGCATGATCGGTGCCAGCGGCTGGCACGTATTCGACTACAGCCGAACCGTAGATCTGTTCAGTCGACCTAGGAGATAACAGGGGGCGGCTTCGGCCGCCTACCCTCACCATGAAGTTCCCCAAACGCCAACCCGGCATCGGGTACATCGACTCGTGGTTGTGGCTGCCTAAGTCACACGTCAGTGGGCAGATGATCGAAAGCTCTTTTTTCTTTGAGAGCGGAGGTAAGTCGATCGAAGCCTGGCAAGAAGAGCGTCACCACTACAAGGTGCCGCGTAACTTCCTGCACCAGCAGACGCTACCTAAGCTGCCCTACCCGATCTACGACACCAGGCCGCAGACGTACCCGTACGTCAAGTTCAACAGCAAGGTCGTTCTAGACTCTCGAGAGGTCGGCAAAACCTACCAGACCGAAGGTAGCGCCGCGCTTCTCGCCACCACCGACGGTATTCTTTGCCTTCGTTGCGGTGCCGGTAAAACCGTCGTGGCCCTGCATAGCGCGGCCCAGCTAAACGGCCCCATCCTGATCACTGTCACTGATGCCGGACTTCAGGAGCAGTGGGTCGAGGAGATCGAGCTGCACCTCGGCATCCCAGCATCCGAGGTGGGCATCATCGGTGGTGGAAAGTTCGAGTGGAAGAAATCTATCGTGGTGGCACAGGTGAACACGCTCGCGCGACGCGCAGAGAACGATCAGCTGCCACCCGAGATGCTCTCGTACTTCGCCGTAATCATCTCCGATGAAGCACACGTCATGGGGGCTCCGTACTTCAACAGCGCGATCCCTCCGTTCTTTGGTCGCCGCTGGGGGCTCACAGCAACACCAGAACGCGAGGATGGCTTCGACGTTCTGCTCAAGTACACGATGGGGAACGTAGTCTACAGCTACCTCACCCCTGATCTCAAACCCAAGTTCGTGTTCTACCAGCTCCCGACCAAGCTGGATCCCAACTCCAGAGAAGATTTCGAGAGCACGCACGACAAGACCGGTGAGTTCCACTTCGGTATGACCTTCGGGTACCTCGCCCGAAAGAACAAGGACGACCGCACCACGCGCATTGTCGTTGAGATCAAGAAAGCGCTGGCAGTGGGGAGAGAGGTGCTCGTTCTGGCACACAGCAAGGAGATGACCGAGATCTTGGGCCAATGCTTCCCGAATGCTGGGGTGGTGAACGGCGATGTGAAAGGAGCAGAGCGCTCTCGACGTATCAGAGAGTGTAACCCTGTGATCGCCATCATGACACTAGGCAAGCAGGCCCTGAACAAACCTAGGCTCGACACGCTGTTCATCGTTGAGCCGTTTTCGAAGAAGGGGATCCTGCAGCAGACCATGGGGCGTATCCTTCGCCGCTTCACTGGCAAGAAAGAGCCCCTCGTGGTTGTGTTCGAGGACATCTTCGTACGACCGTTGACATTGCTATGCGGCAAGATCCGGATGCTCCTGCACCGCTGGCCCGAGTCTAAGGGCGGAGCAGTTCCCTACACGATCGTAAAGCTGAAAGCACCATGACGAAACTAACGAACAAGAAGTTCACGATCGACCGCACAGAGCCGGTCTCCTCGCAAAAATGGCGCAAGTTCCTCGTGGTAGTAGCGACAGGCAATACGCGGCTCGTCGGTACATACGACAATCAGACCCGTGGCGCTCCAGACCACGTGTACGCCCATGTCGAGGGTCAGTTCACACTCCACGGCGCTATGCTCTACATCTGCAACTTCAGCTTTCAGCCAGCATCAAATGGCTTCCAAGCACACATGGGGCTTCATTGCCTCGCGCCCTACGACCTGTCCGGGGCCATGTCGATCCAAATCGGTAAGTACGATCACATGCTGTGGGCGATGGACCAGCCTGCAGAGTACCGGGACTGGCTGTACGCAACGTACACCGACGCGTTTGATCCTCCTGTCATCAAGATGAGCTGAGCGTGCTCAATACAGCGACCAAGCTAAAAGTTCTGCGGGACAAGTGGATCGGTTGTACGAAGTGCGGGCTGTGCAAGCTACGCCAGAGCCCGGATATCGTCTTCGGCTCCGGCCCGTACGACGCCGACTTCCTTCTACTCACTGACGCTCCCGGTGAGTACGACGTCGAATGCGGCACCCTACTGATGGGAGAAGAGGGGCAGCTTGTAGAGGACATGCTGTCGAAGTCCAACATCAACCCGTCGAAGATCTTTCGTGTATCTGTCGTGGGATGTCGTCCTTACGTCGTCGTACCCGAGACCGAGAACTCACCCGAGAGAATCCAGGACCGAAGCCCGCGCAAAGAAGAGATCGACGCCTGCTGGACGAGGGTTCAAGAGATCATCTACCTCGTCGACCCGCGCATCATCATCGCCATGGGAGACGAGGCCTTCAGGGCTCTCGTCCACGTCAAGTCCCGTAGCCGGCATAAGAGCACCTCGACCGCTGTAGGTGATCTATTCGATGCCTGGGTACCTGGTCGCTTACGCGCCGTTCGGTATCCCGTAATCGCCACGCTGTCTCCGAGGCAGCTGGTCGCCAACCCTAGCGCTGCAGCCCACGGGCCGATCGCTACAACACTCGATGCTTTCATGAAAGCGTCAAAGTACGTCTCCACGATCAAGAAAGAGGAAACTTGAAAAAGCTACCGACGACCAACCCACCGATCACATTCGTATCAAAGCTGTCAGCCTTCGAGCAGTCCAGAGAGGCGCTTCAGGCGTTTCGAACACAGACCGCGAAGGTCCTGGAGCAGTACGATCTTCTCGTGGCCTCCTACAACTCTGCGCTCGACGATGTGAAGGCCACCTACCGTGAGAACTGGGAGACGATTGGCTCACCGTACGGCGAGTTCAAGATCACGAAGAAGACGGACATCGACGCGGAGCTACTGCTCAAGCTGATGCCGCAGGCTGAGGCTGCCGTAAATATCGAGTACAAGATCGACCGTAAGGTCTACGAACAGCTCGTGCGCAAAGGGCTCATCCCGGTCGAGGTCACCAAGGAGATCGAGTCTCCCGGTAGCATCTCGGTGTACGGACCCAAGCCCGCATGAACGGAGGCGCAAGCATCAAGGGCTCCATTGATCTCTCAGACGACGAAGGCAGCCCCATCGCGGAAACGAGAATCGAAACCATGCGAGAGAACGACAAGTACAAGGCGATCATGGGTGACTGCAGCGCGAGAGTTACCGTAGGCCTCGATGAGAGCATCGGAGGCCCGTACGGCTACAGCAACGCTAAGATCAGGGTCAGCGTCACGTTGTCCTGCGATCAGAGTGAAGAGAGCATGGAGAAGGCCAAGCGGTATGCGCTCGATGAGTGCCTCACGTTCATCGAGGACCACATCGGCACGTCCTACAAGCAGCTCACTGATCACCTAGAGCGCTACTACCACAAGGAGGCACGGTGAGTAATGACGGCTTCCTCGGCACAGAGATCCGCATCGCTGGCATTCAGATCGAAGGGCGTGGTGGTTCAGGTACTGTCGTGAAGTACCGCATCCAGTTCGCAGACAAGGAGGGCAGGGTTCACGGAGCAACCAACCACGAGGTAGAGATCTCCGGCGACCCGACGTTCTTGGCCCCCGTAAAGGAACTGCTAGACGCCATACGATCACACGCTGAGAAGACCCACTTCTCGTCCCCCAATCATACCGCGAAACAGGCAGGTGTCCGTGGAATCGCTGAAGCCCTTTCTAGATCAACTGATTCCTCTGACGAGCCTGGCAGCCAGGGTTGAGGAGTTCGCCGAGCGCTGCCACCCCGACTTCATCTACACCGACGCCGAACCTCGAGGTCTGAGGTTCATAGAGCTCGATCTCGCAGAGCATGTCGGAGAGGACTTCCCTCGAGTAGTCACGGGCCTGTCGATGCTACTCGGAGACAAGCCTGAGCCTTTCGCCTTTACCGACTGGAGCAGGCAGCAGCTACTGTCCCACCTAGGCACCAGGGAGAAGTGGTTCGATCCCGTCAGCCGCACGCAGGAGGTCGCCGAGCTAAACGCACGCCTGCATGCGATGAGCGGATCAGTATTTCGAACCATGCGCGGCTTCGATTCCCCTGACCTCAACCTGTTCCGTGGTCTCGTCAGCTCGAGGTTCGCTGACCTACCTGACACAGAGATCATGAAGACCCTCGTGGACCTGCTACCTGAGGGCTACGCGCTGAAGCGCTTCTCTGGTAAGACTGATCGCGCCTTCTACGCCTACGCCCTCACTGCGGATACGATAGGCGTTCCTGGGTCACTACTACACGGGCACCCTGGGATCGTAGTGAAGAACAGTGAGGTCGGGTTTACCTCGCTCTACCTCATCCCAGTGCTCTACCTACACGACAGGCGCATTCCGCTGGTGCTGAAGCGGCATGCAGTGCTACGCAGGGTTCATCGTGGCGACGTCAAGGCCCTGACATCAGCCTTCGAGGAAGCACTCACGAGGGCCTCAGAAATCTGGGGACCCTTCGAGAAGCGTGTCGCTGGAATGAAGAGCATCACGTATGCTAGCACTGACACCGCGATCCAAGCGATGACTAGCTTCCTCATGTCCGCTGGATCCGACAAGCGGTTCATCAGCAAGTGCGAGACCACATACCGTAAAGCCACGATCACAACACACAGCGCCATGAGCGTGTTCACCGCAGTGCTCGATAGTATCGACATCGACCACAACCAAGATGCTGCATACGTAGCTGCCGAACTGGCCGGCGCTGTGCTCATGCTCATCAAGTAGTGTTGACCTTCTCGGCCAGTACCCTTAGAACGGCAAGCCCCTCCAGGAGAGTCTGTGGTCAATATCGAACTCCGCCTACTTGCGAAGATGCTCCACTCCGGTGACTTCACCCCGATCATGAAAGGGGAGATTACCGCCGAGAGCATGACGACCGAACAAGGACTGGTCTTGTTCGAGTTCATCACGACGTACAGAACCTCGACCGACAACGTGGCGGGGTTCCCGTCTCTATCGGTGGTGCGAGGGCGCTTCACGAACTCTGCGATCGAGCTTACGGACCCAGACCCTGGGGACACGATCGAAGCGCTGGTCTACGAAACGCAGATGCAAAAGATGAGAGCGAAGGTTCAAGAGATCGCCGTGGATCTCGATAACCTAGCGAAGAGCTCGGAGTCCCTCACCGAGCCTCTCATCAAGAAGCAGAACGAGCTTCGCAAAATGACGGACAAGCTGCAGAGATCGCAGCATGTCAGCCTGGCCCGAGGGTTCGACGACGTCCTCGCCGACTACGACAACGGGGAGATCATGGTCGAAGGCATCCCGTGGCCATGGCCGTCGATGCAAAAGCCGACCAAGGGGATGCAGAGGGGCGAGTTCATCATCATTGCGGGGCGTCCCAAGTCTCGCAAGACGTTCACTGCTCTGATGGTTGGCGTACACGCCATGATCAACTCGGGTGCGCGGGTGCTGGTGTTCACGCCCGAGATGAAGCGGCGCATGGTCTTGCTTCGCGTTGTCGCTTTCGCCTGCCAGCTTCGCTACACCGAGTTCAAGGATTCATCGCTCGATTCGATAGAGACCATGCGGCTACTCGAGGCTGCGCGCCTCTACGGCCGGATGCCTGACGAGACGGATGCGCAGTACGGCTTCCGCCTGTTCTCTAACCTCCCTGGGATCAATCCGGACCGTCCCCCGTCGATCGACATTGTAGAGTCGACTGGGCGCACAGTGTCCTGGATGGAATCGCAGATCAAGCTGTTCAGCCCAGACATCGTCATCGCGGACTCGTTCTACCGTCAGGTCGCTGATGGTCAAAAACGAAACGACACCGACCACAAGGCCATGTCCCAGCTCAGCCGGAACATGAAGGACATGGCCATGACTGAGAACGTCGTACTGATCGGTACGCACCAGCTCAACCGTGAGGCCGAGAACAAGGTGGGTTCTCTATCGAACCTTGGGTACTCAGACGCGTTCGGTCAGGACATGGATCTCGGCTTCCGTGTCATCACGGGCAAGCTGAACGGAACCGACGTCTCAGCCTTGGTGGTTCTAGGCGGACGCGAGGTACCCTTCGATGGTATCTTGATCAACAACGTCCCGTGCTGCGACTTCACCGAGATCGCACCGATCACCAACAAGTCTATGCTGACCGCGCTCCTCAACCAAGAGGACGAGCAGGATGCCAAGGACGAGGCCGACGCTGCCAAGGACAAGGTTCGCAAGAGCACCTTCAGCAACAAGACCGCGAACCAGCTCAAGAAATCTACTGCTGCTGCTGAGGTAAGGGCAGGCATCAAGCACAACCCATTCGACAAATCCGAGGTCGATGACTGATATCGCATCCGCTCTGTTCGCGTTTGCGCCGCACCTAGAATCCACTGCGAAGCGATCGAGTGGGTACATCATGATCCAATGCCCGTTCCATGGAAGCGGGCAGGAAAAGAACCCGTCGTGCAGCGTAGCGCTCGAGAAGCCCGTGTTCTTTTGCCACAGCTGCCAGACCTCGGGACATGTGTCCTTGATCTTCAAGTCTATGGGGCTTGGCAAGGACAACATCGCCACGATCCTGAAGTCCTCGGGCCTAGACAAGCCCTATGAGAAGACGTCACGGCGGGGCAAGGTTGCAGCACGCCTGACTGCAAACATGAACGTCTTCCGGGGACCGTTCGTCCTCGATGAGGACGTTCTCGACGAGTACCGCCACGCCCCGAAGATGCTGCTGCGCGCAGGCTATGCGAAGTCGACGCTTCGGCACTTTGAGGTCGGGTACGACCCCAATAATCTCCGCATCACGTTCCCCATCCGCAATGTCTACGGAGATCTAGTAGGCATCTCGGGCAGGGCGATGCTCGAGGGCCAGGAGCCACGCTACAAGATCTATGACTCCGAGATGAAGATGCGGGAAGGCTTCCACATCCCGAAGGAGTACTCGATGGAAGAGGTCAAGGACTCCGTGCTCTGGCATGGGCATGTCGTCCGCCCCTTCTTCTACACCTCCGAAGAGCAGTCTGAGATCTTCGTAATCACCGAAGGGTTCAAGGCCTGCATGTGGGTATGGCAGTCCGGCTATAAGAGTTCGGTCGCCACCATCGGTGCCTACCTGACCGACATGCATGCCGAGTTGATCGCCTCCTCCGTACAGCACGTTGTCCTATTTCTGGACAACAACGAAGCGGGCTGGCGTGGTACGGTCCGCGCCGGGAGAATCCTCTCCTCGTACGGGATTGATGTACGTGTTGCTAAGTATCCTGATGAAAGACAACAGCCTGACGACCTAACGCCTGAAGAAGTAACCTTTTCGATCTCAAAGCCTGAATCATACATCCTGTGGAGACAACATAATCATGTCAGACAATACGTTCATGAAGACGCGGAGCGCAGGCGCCCTCGGACCCCGCCTGGGAGAACAAGCGCGTAGACGCGTAGTTCCGCGGAACAACGAGAAGCGAACCATCCCGGAAGGGCAGTTCGACCGCTTCTTCCCCAATGAGGTCCCGCTTTGGATCAACCTCTCTCCGTGCTCTGGCTATGAGCAAGAGGTCTACGATCGTGCCGAGAAGGCAGTGATCAAAGTCGAGACGACGTGGTTCGAGAGCCAGAAGCACTATGTCGCCCGCAACAAGGGCAGGGTCGACAAGTACAACAAGCGGCTCGAGACCGAGTTCATCTGCTCGTGCGGCGCGTACCAGGAAGCGCCGTGCTACGGCTGCGCAATCCGCAAAAACCACTACGACGCGATGGACACCATCCAGGCCGAGAAGGGTATCCGACCGGATAAGGAAGCCCCGATCAGCCGCATGTCGCAGTTCAGCTTCGCCATCACTGTCGCCGAGAAGATTCTCGCGATCCCTCTTCGCGACGCCAAGGGCGACATCCGCAAGATGAAGGGCACCAACAACACCATCTACCGCTACGTCCCGTACCCGGTGGCATCCCAGACGATGACCGACTCTGAGATGGCTGTCTTCACGTCCGCCTACGGGCACAAGATGCACTGGACCCTTGGGCCACAGGACCTGAGCGTCCTGGTCGAAGCCGACGACAAGATGCGCAACAGCTGTGGCAACTGCGCAGATCCTCTGTTCAGCGCCGCTATGGTGTGTCCGGGCTGCGAAAACGTCACGGCCCTCCCCGAGATGGTTTCAGGAGTCGATCTCACGCAGGCGCGTAACAAGATCCGGAACTGCGAGCATTGCCACGAGAGAGGGCCGTTCGTGCCGGTGATGCAGTGCGGCGGCTGTGGTGTCGCCGTCGAAGGTCGCCTGACGAGCTTCGACATCCGCATCACGCGCAAGAAGGTCGGAGACAAGTACCTCACAGACATTCTCGCGATCCGCATCCCCGGCTCGAAGAACGCAGAAGACAACGCGCGCTTCAAGCACCTCACGGAGAACCCCCTGCACCTCGAAGACATCTTCGCACCGACACCCCTCGAGCGGCAGAAGTACATCTGTGGCACCGACCTGACGCACGGCATCCGGCCTGAAGATGCGATCAGACGCGCCAAGGGTGAGAGCGAAAGCAACACCGCGACAGAGCCGTACTCCGCTCCCGAAGAAGACGACGGAATCCCCTTCTGATGCCTAGACTTCGTCTACTGCCGCCGGTAACGGCGGCTGAGACGACGGACCAGGCCGCCCCGATCATCGAGTACTTGATGAACCGGGGCGGCTCGATCTCGATTGACACAGAGACGACAGGCCTAGACCGGATGAGGTCTACCGTTCTCTACTGGTCAATGGCGACGGAGGACCGGCGCTACTTCTTTCCTAAGGAGCTGCTCGGGTTCTTCGGTCCGTTGTTTCTACGCAAAGACCTGACCTGGTACCTGGCCAACGCCAAGTACGACATGCACATCCTTCGAAACATGGGCCACAGCCTCGAGGGCGATGTCTGGGACATCATCGACATGGATGCCATGGACGACGACACACGTGGTCACGGCCTGAAAGAACAGGCGTGGCGCGCGTATGAGTCCCGCTGGGGTGAGTTCAACGAGCTGTTCCTCGATCCACGCTTGGTCAGCCAAGAACTTGAGCTCGACAAGTCTAGCTTCGACAAGTTCAAGACCCTCGACAACGGAAGGAAGCTTGAGCTCGTCTACAGCCAGTGCCCTGAACTCGTAGAGAACTACGCCAGCTGCGAC